GCTGTTGGTCAAGCAGGCGGGCCTTCTGCCTTTGGTGGTAGCCGGGCGGCTATTGCACAACAAGAGATAGCGCGTAACCGCGCATCTGCTTTAGCTCAGTCTCAGGCACAAAACTTTTTGCAGGCGCAAAAGCAACAGTTGGCACAAGCCGAGTCACTGGGAACTTTGGGTCTTCGTCAGGCTGCGCTTGGTGAGCAGGCTCAAAAGCAGTCCCTTATGGATATCCAGACACAAATGGATATTGGTAAGCAGCTTCAGGCGCAACAGCAGGCCGAGCTTGAGGCCAAGAGACAGAGCGATTTGGCGCAGTTGTATGAGCCATATCAGCGCTACGGCTTCTTGTCAGATATTTACAAAGGGGCACCTACGTCACAGCAGACTATTGCTACGGCTACCTCCCCTAGTGTTTCACCTGCTCAGACATATTTAGGTTTGGGTATTGCAGGCTTGTCAGCAGCGGCAGGCGCTAAGACCGCGGGGTTATTCGGATGATGAACAGAGGTGTAATGGACCGGCAAATGTTTGCCAGAGGTGGCGCAGCGGGTCTGCCGGACTTTAATAAAGATGGAAAAATTACACGTGCAGACGTTTTAATTGGGCGTGGTGTAGAGCTCAAGCAGGAAGGCGGCGTGGCTGGAATGATGCCTGCTAATATGCCTGCTCCGCAAGAACAGCCTATGCCTACAGGTGGTGAACAAGCTATGGACCCGCAGGTTCTTGAGGGTGTACTAGCTGCCGCCGAACAGGAAATCGGAAACCTCGACGAAGCCGAAGACTTTGAAACAATCATGAACACCATCCGTGGTGATGAAGCGTCGGTAGAAGAGCGCTATCAGGAGCTTGCTGGTATTGTTGGTGAAGAAGATGCACGGCAAACACCTGAGTCTGTTTTGACTTTGGTTCAGCCTGCTATTGTTATGGGTGCCGTAGACCAAGGCATTGGCGGCCTCGCTCAAGAAGAAATGACACAACCTGTTCAAGGGGCAATGGCTCAAGGCATCATGTCCACAGTGGCCCCACCACAGCCCGCGGCCCCCGGACCTGAGATGATGGGAGGGCCCCCGCCCGTAAATTTTAACCAAGGCGGGCTGGTCCGCCGCGGAGACAACCAGCCGGTTTTAAAATTTGAAAATGCAGGTTTGGTGCCTTATCTAGGGCCTAGAGTAGGGATGACCCCTGCTGACTCTCAAGCTTTGCGCCGACAGATTGATATGGCTAATTTAAAAAGTGAGCTAGCCGCGGCTCAAAGCGCTCCAACAGTGCGCCCATTAAGAGAGATATTTGACGAAACAAGAAGCACGTATGCCTCTCTTTTAGGCGGAGCCGATAAAAGAGCTAAAGATTTAGAGGAACAAAGGAACTTAACACAAGCTCAAATGCTGTTTGACATAGCTAACACGGCTTTGACGTTTGCAGCGCCGATGGAAGGTGAGCGGCGCGGGTTAAGCCCCGCCGAGCGGTTAGCTTTGGCGGCTACAAAAACTCAGTTACCTCAAACTATTGGCGCACGTGCTCAACAGCAGCTTGAAGCAAAGCAAGCTGCCGATAAGGAGGGAAGAGCTCTAGATTTAGCGGCGTTGCAGTCTGCTGAAGCAACGCGAAAGGCAGAAGCTGCTGCAAGATCTGAGTATCGCCAGAAACAAATGGAGCTTGATGCGAAAACAACTACCCTTGGCCCAGATGACATTCTGGTTAACTCAAAAGGAGACACAATCGCAGAGGGCGCGGGCTCGACTGTCAACATGGCACCAAATTCAGTGTTAATGAATAAAAAGACCGGTAAGATTTTGGGTAAAGGTGTAAACACCCAAACCATAAACGGAATACCCATAGAAACATTTAATAAGCTTGATCAGAAGGGTAAAGATTTAATCTTGTTTGGAAACCCAAGTGTAAACGGGGTTCCCGCTAGTATTTTCACACAACTTTCTTCGGATGATCAGAAGAAAATATTGAATACCGCCGAAGAGGCCGTCAAGGGTATTCCAAGGGCGATATACAACGGCTTGTCGGAGGACGATCAACGCAAAGTGCTTCTAGGTGCTCAGTCAGATGAAAAGATGATTAAAAACATCCCTGAAAGCGTTTTCAATAAATTGCCTAAAGTACTGCAAACTCAAATTTTGGGTGGTTTGGTTACTACAAGTAAAGGTCAAACGGTTACGGATGTCACGACTAAAGAAGTTGTCGCTGAAGGTAAAACAGACCCTATTCTTAAAGTGGTTGATAATCAGTTAGTGCTGTTTAACGAACAGACTAAAAAAGCTGAACCCATTTTTGGTAAGCCAAAGCCTCCTGCTTTTAAAGGTGTTAAAATTACTCGTAACGATGGCACAGAAACAATTGTCAATGCTAATACTGAAGCCGGTATGAAAGCTATTGAACAAGCTAACGCAGACAACGCGGCTAATCCGGGCACGGTAAACGTAGTCAACTTGGGTACAGAAGCAAGGCCAACGCCAAAGGCCTTCCTGATCCCGGGAACTGGTGTTGTTACAAGTTATGACGGCGGTCAAACATATACCACCGCTACCGGGGCAACGAAACAAATGCCTCAAGGACCGGGCGCATCGTTTCCGCTGTCCGACACAATTTCTTACGACATCTATCGTAAAGAATCTATCCGTCAAGAAGCTCGTGATCGTTTAGGCGCGGCTGACGATGCGATGACCACGGCACTTACTCGCCCAGATGGAAGCATTGCGCCAGCCACGGACCAGACCATGGTTAGAAATGCTCTGTTAGCGGCCAGAAACGCTACAGGCCCTTGGGCAAACTTTAGTGCTCTTCTTGATGGCGTGGTTGCTGGTACTGTTCCGTCAGAAACTATTAGAAATATATTCCAAGACACACAAGATAACCGGCAATTTATTCGGGCGCTTAAAATTCTAGGTAGTTCTGCCCTGTCTGTATCTCCAAGAATGGCGGTATATGATTTAGCACGAGTAGAACGGCTGTTCCCTGATCCAGACGCTTTCTTCCGTAACCCTGTATCAGAAGCTAATAAGCTGGTTGTTCTCAAACAAATTGTTGTCCAGCAGAAAACAAGAAATGACCAAGCTCTTGCGGCGGGCATAGATGACGCAACTTTACAAAGTGAAGTCATTCGTAAAAACTTTGAGATTGACCGACTGTTAAGCTTGCTGGAAGGTGTTGATGCTACGGGGGGTGGATTAAATCAATCTGTCATGGATCAAATTATGAAAGATGTTCAAGGTAAAAGGGAATGACGGAAGAAGTAAACGTAAAACCCGTTACATTAACTCAGCCTCAAGTAGATGAGTATACCCGGCTTTTTGCAGAAGAAGGCAAAGAGCCTAGTCAGCAGTTAGCGGATACCGTTAGTCGTACCCTACAAATAGATTATCCGGATTTGTTTTCGTATCAAGGTTTACGGGACGGGACGGCAGGCTGGTTTAATACACAAACTAAGCCTTTAGCGATGCCCGACGGTAGTATGCGTTCTTTGTCAGAAATGGCACCCAATGAACGAAAGTTATCAAACTCCCAAATTCTAAAGCTTTTTGCTGTAGACGAAGAAGGCCGTCCGCCAGAAGATGGCACTTTTACAAAAGGGTTTCTTCGCCAAGCACTTCCAGAGTTTGGCGGTTTAGGTGGAGCGCTTGCCGCAGGTAAGGCTGGATTTGCCTTGCAACAGCCCATACCCCCCGCAGGTCCAGCAGCGGTAGCCTTAAAAGTAGCTATTCCTACTGTTTCATCTATTGCGGGCTTTTTTGGCGGATATGAAGCTGGAGAACTTGCTGCGGACACCATTTTAGGTAAAGAACGACTGGTTCTTCCAGAACATATGGCTGACTATAAATCGGGGAAAACTGGGGCAACCGTCTTGCCTTGGATGTTTTTTCCTTTTTTAGTTGGTAAAAATGTGTCTTTAGGCGGCGGAGCATTATTAAACAACATTTCTAGTCTTACAAGTAAAGGCCCCCTAACCGCGGCTGAAATGGCGCAACCCGGTGTCGCACAAGCTCTAAAAACAGGCCGTGGACCACGGATAGCCCGATTTACTCAAGGTGTGGAAAACATGTTGAACAATACACGGTCCGCGGCCTACGGTGCTCCAAAAACAACTTTAGCCTTAGAAGCCGCAGCAGGGTATGGTGGAATTCGTGGGCGATATGAGGCTGAGACAAGATTCCCCGGTCAGGAGGGTGTAGGCGTAGGCTTTGAAATTGCGGGTAGTCTTACCCCAAGTTTGTTTGGAGCTTTTTTAGCGCAAAAGTTACCTGCGGCTAAAAAAGCAATTGGCGAATACTATGATCGGTATCGGTCTGAGGGTTTTTCTGGCCTTCGTTCCAGAGCTAACGAAGCTCAACTAAACTTAGCCTTAAATGAAATTCGTGACCAATTAGAGATAGAGGGTTATACAAAAAAAGACGTAGACAATCTAATTGCAAGTCTTAGAGACAGTAGCGTAGATGAGTTTATGGTTAACGAAGCGGGTGAAAAAATTAGGCTCACCTCGGGTCAGAAATCAACAGATCCCGTGCTACTTGCTATGCAAGCCTCTATGGAAAGAACCAACAAAGGTCTTGGTCGTCAACGCGCCGAGTCTAACAGAGAGGCGATTAACGCTCTTCGTGGTATAATTTTGACCATGTCTGCTACTGGCGATAGAGAGATGATAAAGCAGGCGGCGGCGCTTCAAAAAGAGCTTTTTGACACGGGCCTTGCGGAAGAATTAGCTATAGTTTCTGATCAAGTGCTTCAAGCTGCGGAGCGTGTTGGTGCTACCAAGGGTAATCGGGATTTATCGTCAAACCTCCAGCTAGTCACTCTTAACCTTTTAGAGGAAGCTAGAAGCAGAGAAAGTCGACTTTGGTCAGCTATACCAGAGCTTCAAATATCTGAGTTCAAAAATGCCGACGGTCAGGTAATTCCCTTGCCTAATTTTATTACGAACTGGCAGCGTATTCTACCTTCTACTCCGGAAGCTGCGGCAGAATATTTGCCAAAGTTACGTAATTTACAGCGGTTTGTGACTAGAAAGGCTGAAGAGCTTGGGGTCGCGGAACTGGCTGAGTCTGTGGTAGAAACCCTACCGGAGGCAAAGATACTTGATAGACGAAGAGCAAAAATTGCCGGGTTAAAGGCAGGACCAACCAGTCCCACTTATGAAGATAGGCTCAATACGTTAAAAAACTTTATCTCAGACCTACCTGTTGAAGAGCAGATAAAACGCTTACGCGAGGCCACCGAAGAATTTAGAAACCCGCGGTTCATAGACAAAAAGGGCGGTAAACTGTATGCGGATGTTTTAGACGCCGAAGCAGACCTGTTGGCTGCTGGGCAGCTTCGCACTCAGCAAATTCAACAGAATGCCGCCGAGGCTATTTCTGATCAGTCTGAAGTGGGCTTTTTGACCGTTACTGAAATTCAAGACATGCGAACAACTGCCTTGAATATTGGCAGAACCGCTTTAGCTAACAATGACCTTCAGACCGCCCGCATAGCACATGCTTTTGCTGCTGATTTGCTGCTGGATCTAGAAAGCTTTCCGGAAGGAGCTAGTGCAGCTTACGACTCGGCGAGAGCGTATTCGCGCTCTTTGAACGATGTGTTTACCAGAGCTTTTGCTGGGGATATTTTGTCTCTAGATAGGAAGGGCGGCTCTAGGATTAATCCAGAGCTTTTACATAACCGTTTATTTACCGGCGGCGATGATGCCACTTATCTACGGGTAGAGCAGATGAGCAAAGCGGCACAATTTGCTGTTAATGAAGGTCTCACTGGAGCGGTAGAGGCCCAAGCCAGTATCTATGGTGGGTTAGAGGGTCTTCTTCGTAACGCTAGGAGAGCTACTATGGACCCGGATACTGGGGAAATAGATCCAGAACGGCTGAGAAAATGGGTGTCTACAAATAGTGGTACGCCGGAAGAGCCTAAACTTTTAGATTTTTTCCCCACGGTAAAAGAAGATTTAATAGATGTAGAGAACGCAAACAGGCTTCTTAAATCTACTGTCTTAGATAACAAAAAAGCTCTTCAAGACTTACGCGGTCAGGTCACGTTTATGGACTTGTTGCCGAACACTCCGGGAGCGGTAGAAAACCCGGCGCTGGTTGTTGCTCGGGTTATGTCCAAAAGTAGTAAGGCTCCTATGAAATCGCTAAACAACTTAGCGAGGATGATAGATGTTGCACCAGACGATATGAAAGATCTGGCGCGTCAAGGATTAAGGTCGGGCATATTAGAATGGTCGATGACGCATAGCGGCGGCAGCGCTGGTAATTTTAGCCCTAGAGCGGCTTACGAGGGGCTTTTTGAAAAGATACCCGGAGCCGTCTCAGACACGTCTATTATGGAGTGGGCTTTAAAGAACGATGTAATTAGTGAGAGTCAGGTAAATAAGGTAAAAAAAGTATTAACCACCATGATAAAGATGGAAGCTAGCGCCGCTAGAAATGTTGATTTCGATCAATTTTTAGCAGACACCGGCCCAATGGTTGATTTCTACCTTAGAATTGCGGGCTCTGGGATGGGTGAACGAGCCGCTAGTATGACTGGTAGTGGAAACACCCTCATAGCACAAGGCGCAGGTTCTAGAGCTTTACGCCGAGTGTATGGTCGTATTTTTAATGAAATTCCAGCATCTTTGAAAGGGAATGCGGTAGCTGCCCTGTTTGAGGACCCTCAACTGTTAGCAGATATGTTGGAAAAGCCGCGTAACGATAAACAGGCATTAAACCTTGCAAAACGGCTGGCTAATAAATTTAAAGAACTAGGGTTTACTGGTGTAGCGACAGAAGCTCTACTATCCGGGGGTCGCAGAGCCGCACCATTTGTTGGCTCTAGTGCAGCCGAAGACCGCGAAGATTATGTAGTACCCGAAGTAGAAAATGAGCCGACTGTAAGTCCGGTAAGCTCTGTCGCACCAACAGCTATGCCTGCACCACAACCAGTTCCGGCGCAACCGGTGGCACCTCCTCCCACAACCACCCTTGCGTCGGCTACGCCTCCACCTCCGCCGCCCGCGGCCCCCGGTCCTGTAGACCGTCAGCGCTATGCGGCTATGTTCCCCGGGGATATTGCTTCTAGCATGATCCGTCAACAGGGCATCGGGAGCCTGATGGGATGATCGGTGACGTTATTGAGCTTATGCTCAAATCAGAAATGCATCGTGACTGGTACATTGCCGACTTAGAGCGGCTAGTGGTGCCTGCTATAGAAGCCAACAAAATGACTGTAGTGTACGAGAACAAACTAACAGCAAAGACGGCTATCTTTCCACGGCCCACGGGCCTGTTCTCACATGCGTTCCTGACAGAGGAAGCGGCAAAAGGTTACGAAAGAGGAACCAGAAAACTACAGCCAGAAGACTGGTTTGTCGGTCCCGATGGTGGTATGCTATATGTGATAGACTTCATAGCACCGTACCAGAACGCACTGAAGATAGGAAGATTTGTACAACAGGAACTGACGGGGCGCTATCTGGAGTCCTATCCATATGACGGAGCTACTTTCCTGCGGCAGATGACCGGCAGACAGGGCTACGCAACCGGCGTTCAGGAAGACATACAAATGCGGAGATATAGCTGTGTTTAAGAAGCGCTGGTTTGACGGATTGCAAGACATTTATGAAGGCCGAAACGAATTTGAAATCAAGTTCGGTTGCTTCGGTGGTGACGGCGGTGGTGGTGGCGGCAAAGCAGACCCTGCACCGGCTCCCTCTAAATCCCCTGATACAGGCTTTCGCGGCGAACAAAGTGCGGCATCTCCATCGAACAAAGGTTACAGCGGCCCAACTGGTGTTGGTATAGGACCGGGCCCAACCGGCAGCATGTCGGGCAAAAGTTCAACAGCAGATAGCTTTGGGGATGATAAGTCTGACGTTAACCAAAGTATATCTGAGGCTATTAAGGCATCCATTGCAGCACAGCAGGCTGTAAATAACCCGATGAATATGTCTATTAATGACATAGTAACGACAAACACCAATCTTACCAATCCACAAGAAGCTATGGACGTAGCGCTTGGACGCACTCAAGCCACAACAGGTAAAAGTCTAGCTGACGCTTATGCTGCGGCTCAGTCTCAAATAAGCGACATGGTTTCCAACCAGATGGCACAAGATACGAGCGCCTACGGAAACACAGGGATGGACCCGTCTATGGGAACGCTTTCAAACACACCGGGGATAGGATTTAGTGCCTTTGGATTTAATGTCAGCCCTACAGATATCAGCCCAACCAGTATCGGTTTTACCGCTACAAAACCTTTTGCCAAAGGCGGCGCAGTGCATCAAGGCATAGGTAGCGTATTCCCTTACCGCAGGCGCTAGAGCAACCACTCCCGAGCTTCTTCCCCTAGCACCTTACCAGCTAGATTTATCTTGCCCCGCAGGGCCTTCAATATCTTTTCGTCTATGGTCCGGGGTGACACAAGGTCGATATAGGTTACTTTATTGTCCTGCCCGATGCGATGTGCGCGGTCCTCGGACTGCAACCGTATTTCCAAATCATAACTGTTAGAGTAATATATCATCGTGTTAGCCGCGGTCAGGGTGATCCCGTAGCCCCCTGTCCGTGGCTGACCGACAAAGAAACGAAGCGGGCTGTCCTTGTCTTGAAACTCATTGACAATGGCCTGCCGTTCATCTTGCGGCGTAGCGCCGTAATAAGTTGCGACCGCCTCGGGCCCAAAGCGGTCGCGCAGGGCCGAAGATATCTGTTGAATGTCATGTGTGTACGACGCCCAAATGATAGCTTTTCCCTGTAGCTCGTCTGTGATCTCCAGTAATTCTTTTAGCCGGTTGCTTTCAATTGGCTGTATCTCGCCTTCGTCCGGCTGCAAAAATCCACAACATATCTGTTGAAGACGCATGATCTGAGTGAGCACACTAGCGGTAGTAGCTAGCTCTCCATTATCCAGTTTAGCCAGTGCAAGTTTTTTCATCTGTGTGTATACGCGCTTCTGCTCATCAGTCAGCGCAACATCCCGTCTGATGTACATTTTATCCGGCAGATCAAGGCAATGCTCTTTAAGTATACGATTACTAAATCGGTCTAGCTTTTGGTTCAGTTCGTCAAGCCTGCGATAGGCCACAATCTCTTGTATGGCCCTTTGGCCGAACTGGCGCTTTTGCACCACGGCATACCGGCCCTGAAAGGAATAGTAACTACTAAAGCCCAAGGCATCTGGGGATAGAAACGCACATTGGCTATACAAATCCATCGGAGACTTGGTCACCGGGGAGCCAGTCAGGATGCGCTTATATTTTGCTTCCTTGGCCAGCATCATCACGTTCTTGGTGCGTGTAGCCTTGCGGTTCTTGATAGTCGTGCTTTCGTCCACGACCATGATGTTGTCAGGGTTCCGCTTTAGAAATGCATATGCGGCCTTTGTACCACGCGGCGTGGACAGCGCTTCGATGTTCATCACAAACACGCGGAGCCCCAAAAAAGGCTCATAAACCAACGCTTTCATTTCATCTTGAAACTTTTTAGAATTAGACGGCGTCCAACGAACTACGAGCCGTTTTATGTCATCCGGCAAGTGCGTAGGTATTTCACCCTGTACCCAGTTGTCATACACGCCTTTAGGCGCTAGGATTAACGCCGCGCTTATCTCACCGGCCCCATATAACGCGCCGATAGTGTCAATGGCCACTTTTGACTTGCCTGTTCCCATTTCCATGAACAGCGCATAGTACTCCGCGGCCCACGAATCTGTCAGGGCCTTCAACTGATGCTTATATGGTGTCGTTTTAAATTTATATTCCCGCATGTCTTTTCTCCTTGACTATGAGCTTATATACGATTATATAGGCATGTGTCAAGACCGGAAACGTGTCTTTCAAAAAAGGAGATTGCGATGAGCAATATATTTGACCAAATGGAAGCGGACTTTGAGTCCAACCTAGCTTCCTCAGTTGAAAAACTGGACCAAGGTGACTTGACTACAGTCGCCGGAATGGCAAGAGCAATCAGAGACAAAGAGGCAGAAGTCGCTGACCTAGAGCAGAAGCTCAAGGCAGAGAAAAAAGCTTTGCTGAAAATGACTGATGAAGACTTGCCTACCATGCTAGCCGAAATCGGTTTGACTAGCATGTCGCTTGATGATGGTTCTCAGATCTCAGTCAAGCCGACATACGGGGCATCCATCCTCGTGGACAATAAACCGAAAGCTTATGATTGGTTACGGGATAATGGGTATGACGACATCATCAAAAACACGGTTGCATGTACGTTTGGCCGAGGCGAAGACGACAAAGCGTCAGCGTTCAAAGCCATTGCGGAAAAAGAAGGCTACTTTGCGGAGCAAAAGACGGATATCCATCCACAGACGCTTCGTGCCTTTGTCAAGGAACGTGTTGAGAATGGTGACGACTTCCCAATGGAGTTATTCGGAGCCTATGTCGGACAACGAGCTATCATCAAAAGGAGCAAATAAGATGGCTGAAAAGAACGAAATTGTTGAAAAGAAAAGCGCTGATATTATTCAGTTTGATCCAACTATGTTTGAGGCTGACGCTGGAGACGGCCTTGAAAATATGGGTCAGGATGACCTCGCGCTTCCCTTCCTGAAAATCCTTGGCGGTATGAGCAAAGAGCTAGATACTCTGGAAGATGCCCGCAAAGGTGACATCTACAACACCGTGTCAGGGGCCGTTTATAAGGGCAAGGAAGGCATCAACGTCATTCCGGTAGCCTACCAGCGGCGCTTCATCCAATGGGCACCATTGGGCGAAGGAACGGGTGCCCCGGTAGCTATTTATGCGCCGGGTGAAAAGAGACCTGAAACTCAACGTGACCCTAGCGACAACCGCGAATATGTCGCTGACGGGTCTGGTCAGTATATCGAAGAGACGCATCAGCACTTTGTAATCGTGTTGCACGATGACGGATCTGCTGAGTCCGCGCTGATTGCCATGAAGGTGACACAATTGAAGAAGTCACGTAAATGGAACAGCATGATCTCTTCCTTGACTATGCAAGGCAAGAACGGTCCGTTCACCCCGCCACGTTATAGCCACATTTACCACCTCAAGACTAACAGCGAGGAGAATAGTAAAGGTAGCTGGCACGGCTGGGAAATGAGCCGGGTAGGTCCTGTTCAGGACTTGGGCCTTTACAACCGCGCAAAGGATTTTGCTAAGAGCATTACCGAAGGCGAGGTTGTCGTAAAGCATCAGGACGAAAACTCTGGCGGGGACGATTTCTCCGACGAAGTACCGTTCTAAACAGTTGGGGTGGTGAGACTGATGGCTGCTACCATCTCATCACCCCATTCTTTTGGGGGCATCCATGTCTGTAGATAAGTTTTCTGCCATATTTAATGGCCTGCAATTGGCCTATGGCACATATAAAATTGAAAAACAGCAGGCTAACGGGAAGAACACCGGGCGGGCATCCATTGTGCGCGAACCGCGGACCACGGAACTGTGGGAAGGGCATCTAGCTGGCACTGGCCGCGCTATCGGTATTATACCTATCAACGAAAACAACCAGTGTGTCTGGGGCTGTATCGACGTTGATCAGTACCCGCTTGACCATCAGGTTCTTGTCGAGAAGATCCGTAAGCTCAAACTACCATTAGTTGTCTGTCGCTCTAAATCGGGCGGGGCGCACTGCTTCCTGTTTACCACGGACTGGGTAGACGCAAAGGAAATGCAGGATGCATTGAAGCAGATGTCTGCCGCGCTTGGCTATGGTGGCAGTGAGATATTTCCAAAACAAATTAAATTGCACCTTGACCGCGACGACGTAGGTAATTTCTTAAACCTGCCGTATTACAACGCGGAAGAGGGCCTGCGTTACGCTATTAAAGACGATGGCACAAGCGCCGAGCTTGATGAGTTCTTTGAGTTATATGAAACGCACAAGCAGACACCTGAACAGGTGATCAAGCTGCAAATATCAGAAGAGCCTGAAACATCCCCTATGCGCGACGGTCCACCGTGCTTGCAGTTCTTGCTGAAGAACAAGATCAGTGAGGGCGGCCGCAACAACGGCCTGTTCAACATAGGGGTGTATCTACGTAAGGCGTACCCGGATAGCTGGGAAACCGAGATAATGACATATAACATGCAGTATCTTGAGCCGCCGCTACCGTTTAGCGAGGTCACAATCGTGGCCAAGCAGTTACAGAAAAAGGACTACGCATATAGGTGCTCAGATGCGCCCATCAACGCGCACTGTAACAAAGAGCTATGCCAGACCAAGAAGCACGGCATTGGCGCACTAATACAAAACGCAGCCATAGCTAACTTGCGTAAGTATAACTCTAACCCGCCCGTCTGGTTTGTAGATGTAAACGGGGAGCCGTTGGAATTAGATACGGATGCGCTACTTAGTCAGCCCGCGTTTCAAAAGGCTTGTATGGAGCAGCTTAACACTATGCCTCGTACATTAAGTAAGCAGGCGTGGGAAATTCGCATCAGCGGTCTGATGACTGAGATGAAGAACAATGAGAGCGCGGTCATAGACGTGGCAGAAGACGCCAGCACAAGTGGTCAGTTCTATGATTACTTAGAAGAGTTCTGCGCTCACATGCAACAGGCTAAAGACCGTGAAGAGATATTACTAAAGCGCCCGTGGACAGACGAAGAGCAGGACACGACTTATTTCCGAATGAAAGATTTTGAAGCTTATCTGAAGCGCAATAAATTCTTTGAGTATAAGCCATACAAAATCGCTCAACGCTTACGCGATATGGGCGGGGAAAGTACCGTCTTAAAAATAAAAGGCCGATCAGTACGAGTATGGAAGATCCCGTCTTATGAAACGATGGACATTGAGATAAAAGCACCAAGCTTTGGAGGACAAGAGGAGGCACCCTTCTAATGTTAAAAGCAGATGGATTTAATGATGCATTTATAGGCGTCTGTCACCGGGCCGGACAACCCGATGTCATAGCCTACGATTTTGACCGGTGCGTAGCCATACTATGTGAGCGGGATCGAATGGAGCCCGACGAAGCCGCTGAATACATGTGGTTTAACGTAGTCGGTGCGTGGGTTGGGGATGAAACCCCTGTCTTCTTAAAGCTGATGAACAACATAGAAGATGTTTCGGACGAAGAACATGGAAACTAGAAATCAAAGTATTTATCGTGAGCGCGTTTTAGAAAAGCGGACGCTTCAAGCTATTGCAGATAAGCATGAAATTAGCCGCGAAAGAGTGCGTCAGATAGTTAGGGAGATAGAGGAGCGCCAAGAGATAAGGTTTCCTGAACAACCCGTACTAGTTCAGGATATCCCGTGGACTCGCAAAACATACAACTGCCTGTATAACGACAACCTGACGCCAATGCCCATAGCTGAATTTGTCGAGTACGTTAAGCACAATGACATTCGTCGTATACCAAACTTAGGGCGTGTAACGGCTGGAGAAATACAATCTAAAATTAATAACCTCGGCTATGAAATAGATGTCTAATGGAAACTAAAATCTTTCGCATTTACGGTCCGCCGGGCACGGGTAAGACCACTACGCTACTCAACAAGGTTGACGAAGCTTTGTCAGCAGGCGTGGACCCGGCGCACATAGGTTACTTTGCGTTTACCCGGCAGGCGGCTAACGAGGCTGTAGAACGGGCTTGCACCCGGTTTCATTTAGACAAGTCCCAGCTACCGTGGTTCCGGACCCTGCACAGCTTTGCCCTGCGCCTATCTGGTATACGTCAGGAGCAGGTAATGCAGCCCGAGCACTACAAAGAACTGGGCGCGGCCCTCGGCTTTGATTTAAACGTAGAGCAGACCGGGGACGACGTGTTCGATCTCAGTAAAAACAACAACCCGGTCATCAGCATAATAAACCTAGCTAGGCTTCGTAAGGTGGATCTGCGTGAGCAGTATGACCAGATGCGTACTGATGAGCCGTGGAACAAAGTAAAATATATTTCGGATAGCCTGATAGAATATAAGAACCGATTTGAGGTCTACGACTTTACCGACATGCTGGAAGTGTTTGTAAAAGAGGCTGCGGGGTTTTGCCCACGCCTTGCCTTAACCTTCATTGACGAAGCGCAGGATTTGTCACCCCTGCAATGGGACGTGGCCCATGCTTTAGAAAAACACTCAGAAAAGATATATGCGGCGGGCGATGACGACCAAGCCATCTACCGCTGGGCTGGCGCAGATGTCGAACACTTTATCGGCCTCAACGGCGGCTACGAGGTGTTAGAGCAATCCTACCGGGTGCCTGCTTCTGTGCACAAACTAGCTGAGCGTGTAGCCCGCAGAATAGAACGCCGGGTTGTGAAGAAGTATCTGCCGAAAAAAGATGTCGGCCATGTTGAGCGCTTACCTGACCCTAGCATGATAAATTATTCGGAGGGTTCGTGGCTCGTGCTAGCCCAAGCCGCATACTTTCTAAACGATATCACGCAAGAACTAAAAAGCCGTGGCCATCTGTTTAGCTACCGCGGTAGACGGTCCATATCGGAAGCTCTTAGTGATGCCGTTAATGGCTGGGAGCAGCTTAGAAAGGGTAAACAAGTTACGGGCAGGACTGCACGAACCGTCTACAGTTATATGTCAGTAGGAGACAGAGTCAAGCGTGGATTTAAAAAATTACCAGCGCTGGCTGACGATGAGATGGTTACGCTTGATGAACTAATCGCGGACCACGGCTTGATAGAAAATGTGGATTTGGTCACGTCTATCCGAGACATGATCTGGCACACTGCGATGGACAAATTACCCAGCGCGGACCGCGCCTACATAACGGCGCTGTTGCGTCGTGGTGAAAAGTTCAATGCAGAGCCTCGTATACATCTGTCCACGATCCACGGATCTAAGGGTGGTGAGGCTGACAACGTGGTTCTGTTTACCGGAGTATCGCCCGCGGCGGTAAAGGCGGCGGAGACCAGCCCGGACGATTTGCACCGGGTGTTTTATGTCGGTATAACAAGAACCAAACAAAATCTTTTTCTAATTGAACCTCAAGATAGTACACAGGCTTATCCGATATGAAACGTGAAGAAATACTTAACAAGGCAGAGAGCCTAGTCAACGGCCCACGGGCCAAAGCTTATGGCGACGCTTACGAAAACCATGAACGCATAGCGAAGATCTGGTCTGTCCTTCTAGACAAAGACGTATCTGTGTCTCAGGTCTATCAATGCATGGTTGCTGTCAAGCTGGCTCGACTAATAGTGACGCCAGAGCATGAAGATAGCTGGGTAGATATCTGCGGGTATGGAGCTTTAGGTGGTGAAGAATAGACGCAAAAGCAAAGCCGAAATGCTCATCCGGTTCATACGACCGGAACAGCTTGACGCTTATCTAGACCAAGGTTGGATTGTCCTCAAGCAGGGCACCGAAATGATTACAATCTGCTACAGGAGATAGCATGTCTTTACAGATGACAATGTGGGCACCAAAGAGTGAGTGGGTTCCACCCGCTGAACTACCAGACATCTTTGATGCAAAACAAATCGCCATCGACGTGGAAACCCGCGACCCCAACATCAAGACTAACGGCCCCGGCTGGCCGACGGGTGATGGCGAGGTAGTGGGCTATGCAGTAGCCGTAGCAGACTGGGCGGGTTATATACCTGTCCGACATCTGGGCGGCGGCAACCTAGATGAGCGCATTGTCAATAAGTGGCTCAAGAAAGTGTTTGAGTGCCCAGCCGACAAGATCATGCACAACGCACAATATGATGCGGGATGGATACGACGCATGGGCTTTACCATAAACGGCCGCATTATCGACACAATGCTGGTTGCGTCTCTACTTGATGAAAACAGGTTTAGCTACAGCCTGAACAGCCTGTGTTATGAATTGCTGGGTAAAGTTAAACAGGAAAAATCTCTACAGGACGCCGCCAGAGAGTTTGGGCTCGACCCAAAGGCAGAAATGTGGAAGATGCCTGCTATGTATGTCGGACCCTATGCTCAGAACGACGCTGAAATTACGCTGGAACTCTGGAATTATCTATCCACCCAGCTAACTAAAGAAGAGCTTTGGCCTATAGCTAACCTTGAGCTCGACCTGCTACCGTGCCTGATTGACATGACATGGCGTGGTGTTCGCGTTGACCAAGACCGGGTGGAGCGTACTCGCAACGAATTAATCAAGCGCGAAAAAGAAGTTTTAAAAAATATTAAGTGTGTGGCGGGTATGGACGTAGAGCTA